TAGCAGGGTGAAGCCTGTGCCAGCCCCGCAATGATTGCAAAGGAATGTTCCGAGATTGTGCTTGTTGTCCCATATAAACCGATCTTTGCCTCCGCACATTGGGCATGGGCCATGCCGCTTGATCAGGTATTTGCTATCAATTCCAAAATGGGTGAGAAGGCCAAGCCATTTCCCCTGCGCTGCCTCTACCGTCCCCATGCGCCGATTGCCTTTTGCTGCGCCTTGTTGCGCTTGATCCACAGGTGTTTGATGTAGTTGATGGTCGAAGGTGTCGGTGACAGGGCTGATGTTCGGAAATATGGGTCTGGGTCTACCTTAAATTTTGCTTTGAATTGATGGAAAGCCCACCCCACTTTGAAATTCTTCTGCATGGCATAGCCTAGCAGCTCCCGATAAAACGTCTCCTGATCCTGATAGGCAGGCTCTGACGCTTTGCCAAAGGTCTTTGCATCCCCTGCGCCGCTGACTTCAACCAGTCGCCCATCCACCACAACAACACCAGCCATAGGCTTAGGTTCGAAGCCGCAGTTTGGGCAGACGCGCATCTTTGCAGGGCGAAGATAGGTGCAAGACGGACACTCTTTCGGCAGCGGCTCTTTGTCCTGCTTGTTTGAGCCGTTCAAATTCTTTTTGCCGCTGTTCAATTCGTTATGGTGAATGTCGGTGACAAAGCCGAGCCTAGCCGTTGTGTCTGAGTGATCGAGGATCATGCAATCATCTTTGCCGTCAGCCTTGCGAAGTCCGCGCCCGATGATCTGCACATACAGCATTTCGGATTTGGTCGGACGCGCCAGCACCAAGCACGACACAAACGGAAGATCGACACCTGTTGTCAGCACTCCCACATTGGCAATGATTTTCAGGTCGCCATTGCGGAAACGCTCGCACATCTCGTCTCGCTCGTCGACTGGGGTGTTGCCATCCATGTATCCACAGGCAATACCGACTTCGTTGAACGCATCTGCAATGTTCTTGGCGTGAGCGCGATTGACTGCGTAGATCAGGGTTGGACGGTCAGATGCCTTGTTCAACCATGTGTCAACGATGTCAGCAACCAGCTTTGGCTGGTTCATCGCCTTGTCCAAGCCTTCCAGATCGTAATCGCCTGCAACGGTTTTAACGTCATCAAGGTTCACATGGGATGGAGCAAACACTCGAAAGGTGGACAGGATGTTGTTGTCGATCAGCTCCTGCGTGGTCGTGCCGATCACCAGCCGCTGATACAGTTTCGACAATCCCTTGGTCCAAGGTGTTGCGCTTAGGCCAATGATAGGGACGCTCGCCCATTCAGGCTCGTTGAACCAACGCTCATACAGCTTGAACACCACATGGGCTTCATCAATGATCACAAGATCGACCTTTGGCACAAACCGCCGCGCCAAGGTCTGCACCGAGCAAATCTGCACGGGTTGATCCTTGTCGGTCAGTTCATGGATGCCTTGGATCACGCCAATGTCGCGGATGCCATCGCGCTTGAAGCTCTCGACCGTCTGAGTGATGAGGCTCAATGCTGGCACGGTGAAGATCACCCGTTTGCCTTTGCCAACTGCCGACCTGATGATCGCTGCTGCTGTCGCTGTTTTGCCTGCGCCTGTTGGAAGCTGGAACATGATCCGACGATCACCCTGTGCCAGAGCCGCTCGAAGGTTGTCGATGCCTGCTTCCTGATAGTCCCGTAGCTCGTGCTGTGCCATGTGTGGTTTCCTACTCTTACTATTAACTAAGATTCTTCCCTTTGATGGTTCTTACTTACTACCTTCCCTTCCCTTCCCTTCCCTTCCGGCAGTGATTGCTCGCGACCTTTCGTCGAAGGATCGTCGAGCGTTCCGTCAGGGTCAGGAAGGCGGGAGATGTTGGGCCGATCAATCTTCTGATGATACCACCCGTTAACCTGTAAATACTCAACGTCTTCAATGGTATACAGGGTCACAAGATTGGTATCCGATAACTCGTCGATCATTCGACGAATGTCACCAAGGGCCATCACATCACTTGGAAAGATCAGCGCCTTCAGTTTTTTGGGGGTGACGGTCATGCGCCCCTTGTCATCGCAGAAATTCCATATTCCGATGAACAAGAGGCGGGTAAGAGGCGAGCAATCCATCACCTGATTGCTCGTCCAATAGTCGGGTTTGATGGTTCGTATCCGAGCCATTAAGCGGCACTAGCCTTGAGCAGTTTGCTAAGTTTGGAACGGATTGATTGATTGTTGCGGCCTATAGCTTTTGCCATGTCTGTGATGCTGTGAAGGTCATCGTGCATCTTCAGGACATTATCTTCCTCAGCCCGTGTCCAATTCTTCGCGCCTTTTGGGCGGCCTCCGCCTTTGCGCCTTTCCGCAGCGACTGATCTGATTTTCTTGGGCGGCTTGACTGATCCAACCTTTTCTCGCGCTGCCATCATAAACAGGGCTTCAGCTGCGTGAACAAACATATAGGCGATGGTTTCGTAATCAGGGGTTTTCATTGTGGTTTCCTTTGGTTGGTTGTTAGAAGCGGTTCCATCTTTCAGCGATTTTCTTTTCCTTAGCTGCGTTAGAAAGTGCTTTCGCCACTGCTGATGGTGTGAAAACTCTTTTGTAATGGCATCCGCACCAGCTTGTTTGGTTGACTGTTGGCTCTCCGCAAATGAAAGAGCTTTTGTCGCCATCAATCCAGCGGCATTGGCTTCTGTGCGCATCGAGGATGTGGATCTTCCCATACGGGACGCCCTCGACCTTCGTCGGGATAAAACTCTTTTCATCAAAGCTCTCATAGGTTTTTGTGGTTTGAGGTAATTGCGGAGGTGAAGGCTTCCTCGGCTTTGGCGGCGTCTTGGTTGGGTAGGGCTTCGGGCGCATGATAGACATCTGCACTTTTCTCCGATGAAGCAACCCAATCACGGCGTTGCGCGTCCTATTTTCCAGAGCCGCCGCTATCTGTGCTGCGGTTGACCCCGCCTTCACCAGTGCGACTGCCTTGTCGATCTCTGCTTGCGTCCACGGAATTTGCATTAACATACTTCCTCACATTCTCGCCCATCATCTCGGACACTTCGTCCAATAGGGCGTCCATATCCAATTCGGGGATGACTTCCTTTGTGATTGCATCGACTGAAAGGGTGAAGAACTGCCTGAACTTGTCCTGACCCATCGAGGCAAAGCTGATTGATTGTGTCTTGAACCAGACCTTACCGTCATGCCAGACGGTCTCATCAACATAGCCAAGCCTGACTTTCAGCCATTCGAGGAGCTGCTCTGGCCTTGTGTAGTGTGGATGGTTATCGACCACCAGCTGCAACAGGGCCATGAACAATCTGTGTTGTCGGGGGCTTCGGGGGCGAGATGTTTTGACAAACAGGTCAATGCCATCTGGTATCTCAAGCAAGATTTCACGATCCCGCTCTGTGACTGGCAAAAGCCTGTCCCCACTTCGTCTCATTACCATCTCGCCCCCGCTCATCAGGCTACACTCCCCTCAGGTGCAGCCGAATTCACGGCATCGTTGATCTCGGATTGGACCTTGTAGAAAGCCTCGGTGATCACGCCAGAATCGGTCGGTGTCAAAGTTGCTTTGATCTCCCGCCACTTCGATGCCCATTGTTGCAAGCCGATCTTGCTATCGACGGTGATCAGATCAGCCATCATGTCAGCAAGAGCCGCTGCGCTTTTGTCGGGCGTCAACGCTTGCGGAGCTTTGTTAACTGGTTTCTTCGGTTGCGGCTTTACACCTTCGACCGATTCCTTGGCGTCTTCACCATCAGTATCATCTTCACCAGCCACACCAACAATGGCAGACAGAGCTTGCCGCTTGGCATAGGTCAAGGCTGCGCCCATTGCTTGATGGGTTCCAAGATTGCTAACGGGGTATGTGCTTTCGATCCATTGCCCGCTGGAATGTGTCAAGCGAGTGTGCAGGACAATCCCGTTTTCTCCAAAGCCTGTCATCTGCATCAGCGCAATGCCATGCTTTGACAGAGCTGGACGCACCACGCTCAGCACTTCGCCAAGGTCGGCATACTTGGATTTGAAGTGTGGGTTTACCCGATTGAACGATGGGTTCTTCACTTCGCCTTGCGCCTTCGACAGAGCGGCAGCGATCTCGTTGATTGTTTCTGACGTATTCATTTTGCACCTTTGATTGTTACTGCGCCTGTTGCGCTCTTCGATGCGACGATCCCGTGGCCATAAGCCTCTTTCACATCAACTGCGATCAGCTCTTTAATCACCTTCTTTGACGCATCATGCTTCTTGGCTTGAGGCTGGGTCTTGAGGAATTCATCTGCGGCATTTGCCCATGCGTTGTTGCCTGTCATATCGACGGTCTTGGTGACTGGGCCTGTATAGGTTGGGGCGACAATCACGGGCATGATCTTCTGCTGGACACACCGCCAGAATTCTTCCTCGACTGCAAGAAGGTGATCTGCGTATTCCTGATCCCAATCAAAATCTATCTCTTCCCACTTGTGGTTGCCATAGAACACCGAAATGACAGCCATCTTCACGCCACAGCAAATCATGTTGTGGAACATCTGCGGCTTGTAACGCTGGATAATATCTTCGGCCTTGGAAAACGCGCTAGTGTGTTTAGCGTCCCATACGGCTTTGCCACCGTATGTCATTCCGTCCAATGTGCATCCCATGAATGGATGGTCGATGGAGATGCGGGTTTCGTTGATGCTTGTTAGCTTATGTCCCGTTTGCTTCTCATACCAGTGACGGTTGAGAGGCTCAGTAAACAGGCCCATCTGCACAGGCAGGACATCGCTAAGATCATCTGCTGGCACTTCGCCAATCTTTTGCCGCCAGAGATGGAGGACTTTAACATCATCACCACCCATCAAGATATTGGCCTCTGATCCGCCAATCACATTCATACGGAACTCTTGCTGTTCCTTTGTTAAACCAAGTTGCATGTCACTCTCCAAAATGCGCTTCATATATTAGGTAAAGGGTGTAAAGGGCTGGGCCTGTGAAGAACCCGCCAACAAATCCAAGAACAAAATCACCCGTCATCCCGCACCTGTGGGGCTTCCATGCCGAGCTTTTCGAGCAGGGTCTCTTTGGGGCCGTTCCACATAATGATGGCTTCCTCGTGCATGGTCTCGCCAGCATAAGGCACGGTGTCGATCAGGATGTGAAGGGCTGTGCGGTTGAGATTGGGCATCTCGTGCAATTCTACGCGAACATCTTTGACGTTCATAAAATGTGTAGTCGCCATG